CAAGCTGTAACGTTGTTTGACCGTGAAAATATGTCATTGTTGTCAACTAACATCGGTGGCGGTGCCTTTGAAAAGGACTTGACGAAGCTACGTGTTATTGATCGCTTTGATGTTAAGACAACCGATTCCGATGCATTTGTGGCGGGGTCATTCACGGCTATTGCTGACCAACCTGCAAAGACTATTCAACAAGCTGCTGCAGCCGGAACGCAAGCTTAATAGGCAGGTGAGTTAAATGACGGTCAATATTGAACAATTCAAGACACTAATGCGCGTTGATTTTGCTGATGATGACGCAATTATCAATGGCTACTTGTCTGCAGCTGAAAATTACATCCAGGATGCAATTGGAACGGATGACAATTTCTATGCTCAACCTACTGTTGTTGACCGTTACGAAACTGCTGTCTATGCCTATGCTGGCACGTTATACACGTACCGCATTAGTATGACAGAAACTAGAGCCATTGGTATGGATGCTACGGTTAATTCTATTGTTGGCCAATTGCGTGGTAAGTATGCAGAATGGGAGGAACAACATGAGGGCAGCTGAGTTCAATCGCAAGGTCGCGTTTGGTACTGTGGAATCTAAACAGAATGCTAATAATGGTTCTATTCATAAAATTTTTGTGGAACAATTCAGTGTATGGTGTGCACCTAAACTCCGCACGTTGAACCAACAGTATCAAATTCAAGGTACAGCACTCGATAACACTAAGGTTATCGTGGTACGCCATAACACCGCTGTGGAAGGTATTAAGGTAGCCCAGATTGACGGCGTGATGTACGACGTTGTGCAATACTCACCAGATGAAAGTAATGCCATTATTGCGTATGACTTCGTTACATTGAAACGGAGGGCATAGGGTATGGCAGAACAATCGTTGGAGGACATTTTGAACGCCTTTATTGAAGATGCTGAAGCGTTATCAACCAACATGACGGTTGAGGATAAGGCTAAGGTTACTAAGGCAGGTGCTGATGTGTTTGCTAAGGAACTCGAAGCTGAATACAAGGCTAATCACTACCGACACCGCACAACGGGTAAAGACCCACATTTGGCTGATTCAGTTATGGCACAGAATACCAACGTAGACGGCATGAAAAACGGTAGTTCAACAGTTGGGTTCTCAAAGGACAAGGCTTATATTGCTAACTTCATTGAGAATGGTACGAAATTTCCAATGTACACAGCAAAAGGACGTAAGTATAAGAAGGGTGGCCAGGTTGCTATTAACGGTGACCATGCCATCGATAACCTACGTAACGACTCCCAATTGCAGGCTAAGATTGTTGAAGCACAAGCAGAGGTATACAAGCAGATTATCGATAGGAGTAACAAACAATGACACCAGTGGAAGAAATTAGTAACGTGGTTCATTCGGTTTTCCCTGATTGGCAAGTATACTTTTATGCTATTCCTGAGGAAGTTATCGACAATAAGAATGTCACCCAAGTGCTGATTACTGAGAGCAACTCAGACATCACGACATTTGGTGGTAACACATTCAATGAGATGGTATTTGGGTATCGTTTGCAGGTTTTTTATGGGTTTTACGAAGAGGACCTTATCAGGAAAGAGATAACATTGTACAAGGCTTTAGGGAGCGCCTACTGGAACATTACGGACAGTCAGCCACGATATTTGGATATTAGCCAAACCGATGGGCAACAGATGATTAAAAATATCGAAATAAACAAAATAATGACACTTGATGAGCTTAACCAATAAGGTTGGCTCATTTTTTATTGAAAGGAATTAAATTTTATGGCTATTGCAGGATTGAAGCTTATCACATTGGCATTGCGTGATAAGGAAACAGGCGCCTTATTGAAGGGTGACGCAGGATTGTCAGCAGACGGTCTATTTCCCGTAACCACAGCAATGCTTGGTTCAAAGAGCGCTAACATTACTAACATTTCAGCTAATGGTACGCCAGTATATGGTAACAACGCTAAAACCGACCAAACACAAACGAAGGGTGAGCCATCAGTTGCGTTGGACTTTAATGATCTACCATTCGACATTAAGCAAAAGTTGTTGGGACGTATCTCAGATGGTAAGGGTGGATTCCTACAAGGTGACCGCCCACGAGTTGCTATGACGATTGAGACGCAAAACATCAAGCGCACTAAATCAATTTGGTTCGGATTTGCTAACGGTGAGGTACAAGAGACTGCAGCCAACGTACAAACTGATACGAACAACGAAGTCCGTGTTGATGACCAACTGACATTCACTTCATTTGGTGTTGAAGCATGGAACAACGAAGCGATGAAGGTTTATTCAGACATTGACGCTAAGTTCGACAAGGCAGCCATGCAAGCTGATGTGTTTGGCGTAACAGGCGGTTCAACGTCTGCCACGCCCAGCGGCGTATAAGGTCGTTCCAATTGTCCTACAGCCACGACAATAAAGAGACTCAAACGGGGTGAGAAGCCCAATATGAACGGGAGTTCACTTGAATAATCAGGTGAGCTCCTTTTTTTGTACCCAAGAAAGGATATAACGATGAAAATTTCATTTAAAGAACTGCGCAAAACTCCATTTGAAGTTAAGGCCAGTGTCAAGAATTTGAAGAAGACATATGCCATTCAATTGAAGCTGGCCACGCTGGAAGATTCTATGCAAGAGGACGCACCAGTTGAATCGCTACAAGCTGTGTTGGGTGCACTGGACGGCGTTACTGAATACGTTGTAGACATGTTGAAGCTTAAGCCAGCTGAGATTGAAGCACTTGAAGACTTGGGCCAAGAGGACGTTATGGCAATTGCACAACGCTTGAACATGCGCTTGATGGGTATGACAGAAGCTGAGATTAAGAAGGCTTTGACGGAAACTGATGACGAGGGTTTAGAGTAACCCCGATTGAACGAGTGATGACATACACAAACCATCTGGCTGATCTAAGAATGTTTGAAAAAGATACGATGCAGAACCTGCACTGGTCTTTAGACGACATCGAAGAAGCTGATTATGCAGAGTTGATGGAAGTCATGAATGCTTCAGAAGAAGACAAAATGCAGAACCCAGACGCCATGATGAACCTGTATCAATCACTTGGATAAAAAAGAAAGGAGGTAAACATGGCAAAAGAAAAAGTAGCCGGCTTAATGTCGACAGAGATTGGCTTGAATACTGCCAAAGCCACTCAAGGTTTGAATGAGTTGAAGTCAGCCGTAAGGGACTCCACAAACGAGTGGAAGCAAATGGAATCCCAGATGAAGGCTTCTGGTGACATTGTGGGGGCTTCAGAGGTTAAGTACAAAGGGTTAACAGAATCCGTTGAAAAGCAACAAGACGTGCTTCAAAAGTTGCGACAAGAGCAAGCTGAAGTTAACCGTTCAACTGAAGCCGGTGAAGCTACTTATCAGAAGTACGCTAGTCAAATAACCACGGCAGAGCGTCAATTGAACTCTATGATTGCGCAGCAAGCCAAGGCAAAACAAGCTTACGAACTCCAAGAGTCTGGAATTGCTGGCCTCAACAAGGAAATCCAACAGTCCATCAAGGAGACGGACGCTTATGTTGAACGATTGAAGGCCGAAGGTAAGGAAGAAGAAGCCCTTAAAGCTCAAAAGGAAGGCCTATCACGTACCCTTGATAAGCAATCTCAACTGTATGAAGCCCAGTCACGACAACTTGAGAAGATGACCAAGTCCGGTGACGCTTCAAGTGAGTCCATCAGTAAGCAAAAGATTGCCTTGGACAAGACAGCTACGTCAATTGCTAAGGGTAAGCAGTCCCTTGAAGAGTTGGACTTGGGACAATCTAAGATTGGTAAGAATGAGGGCGCTACCGAAGCGGGTGGGAAGTTTGAGAAGCTAACCGGCGCAGTTGGTAAAACGACAGCAGGCTTAACAGCCACTGTAGCGGTCGCAGGTACTGCACTAGCTGGCGTAAGTAAGCTAGTTGGTGCCATTTATGACCAACAGGGCCAAGTGTCTGCCCTACAAGCTAAGACCACAGGTTCTTACAAGGAATCTAAGGAAGCTATTTCAGCTATCAATAAGCTGTATGCCCAAGGGTATGGTGAATCTGTTGAAGATTTGACTGAGACTTACACCAAGTTGAAGCAGATGAACCCCAAGGCTGAGGTTGGTGAACTGGCAGAGCAAACGAAGCTGGTAACCCAATATTCTAAGGCTTCTGGGGCTGATACTGAAGAAGTATTGAAGGGTGCTCAGAATGCTACAAAAGCATGGAACATGAGCTACCAAGACTACTTTGACAATCTATTCACTTTGCAGAAACAAGGTGGAGACGTTGGTGGTGAAATTTCCGACAACATGGCCGAGTATTCACAGGTGCTTGGTCAAATGGGGCTATCTGCTAAGGATTCCTTCAGCATGATCGCCAATGGTATCAAGACCGGTGCTTATAACGGTGATAAGTTGCTGGACTTCACCAAAGAGTTCTCTATCAGTCTGAATGACGGTCGTATGGACAAGTCAATCAGTGAGTTCTCTAAGAAATCACAGGACATGTTCCAAGGCTACAAGGACGGTAAGGTCACAGCTGGTGATATGTTCAAGCAAATTTCTGGTGAGATGAGCAAGATGACCGACAAACAAAAGGAAGCGACACTTGCTTCTAATTTATGGTCGGCTTTGGGTGAAGATAACTCACTGAAGGTCCTTGAGTCGCTTGGTAAGCAAAATAAGGCGTTCTCTGATGTTTCAGGTACTGCTAAGAAGACATCTGACCAACTGAAGGAGTCTAACCCGTTTGAGCTGATGAAGCGCTCAGCAGAAGCGTCTGTCAGCTCAGTAACAATGTCAGCCACTGAGACGAAGAAGTTCAAGAAGGCACTGGAGCCACTTCAGAAGGCTGTAAAGGACTTTATCAACACTATGGTGAAGAATATGCCTGCAATCGTTAAGGCGATCACACCCGTTGTTAATTTTGTAGCAGACCACGGTAAGCTGATTTTGGAACTTATGACAGCCATGTTGGCCTTGAACTTCACTGGTAAAGCTATCAACGGATTAAGCAAGTTGCATGACGCTGTCACAAGCACCATATCAGTTGCCCAAAAAGTAAAGGATAGCAAAGCATTTAAGTGGACAGCTTCACTTGGTAAGAAAGCATTCACGAAGAGTATTGGAGCTATCAAGACAGTTGCCTTAGGTACTGGCAAGCTGATTGGTAAATCTTTGAAGTTCACAGCTTCAATTGCTACCAAAGGCGCTAACTTGGCTATGGCTGGACTTGTGAAGACGGCTAAGGCAACAGGTACAGGTATTAAGTTGGCATTCAACTTCCTTGAGGCTAACCCGCTTATCTTGTTGGTAACAGCTATCACGGCCGTTGTTGTTGCATTGGTTGAGCTGTATAAGCACAATAAAAAGTTCCGACAGTTCGTAGATGGCTTGGTAAAGTCTGCTAAGCAATTCTTTGAAGGAATTACGAAGTGGTTTGGTAATGCGTGGTCATCAGTAACAAAGGGTTACAACTCATTCACTCGTAGCTTCAGTAAGGGGTGGCATTCATTTACTGATGGTATTGGTAAAGCTTGGAACAATACGTGGAGCTACGTAAGTAACGTATTATATAAGTACATCAATGTCTATAAGCGTGTTATCAAGACATTTACTGATTTCTTTACAGGGAACTGGGGAAATCTTGGTAAAGACATTCGAGGTATCTGGAATGCACTGTGGGACTATGTAGAGTCAATCTTCGGTAAGAAGGCTGGTTCTATCAAGCACGGAATTGAGAATTTCGGTAGTTCAGTATGGAACTTGTTTGGGCGTATTAAGGACAAGGTATCAGGATTCTGGTCTGACATGTGGAACGGCTTAAAGGACTTTGCCCGTGATGGTATCAATAAGGTTATTGACATCATCAACAATGGTATTGGCGGTATCAACACAGTTATCCATACGTTTGGTGGTAAGAAGGAAGCCATCGGTAAGATTCCAAAGTTTGCCAATGGTACCAAGGGTGCGCCTAAGGGGTTGGCAATCGTTAATGACGCTCCTGGAGAACATTACCAAGAAGCAATCATTGATAACTCCGGTAAAGCTACTGTGCTTGAAGGTCGTAACAGATTGGTTAACTTCTCAGGTGGTGAAACGGTTATCCCAGCCCATGCCCTACCTAAGTTTGCCAATGGTACTGATAACTGGCTTGATACAGCAATCGGCTGGATTTCTGATAAGTGGGACAAGCTAACAGAGTTCATCGCACACCCAATCAAGGCTTTGGGTAATGTTATGAACAAAGCGGTCTCAGGAATCGCAGGAAGCCCTCTGGTAACTAACATTGCACCAGCTATGGCCAATGGATTGGTTCAAGGTATTGCAGATCCAATCGTCAACATGTTCAAGTCTTTGAAGAAGAAGCATGAAGATGAAGACGTGGTTGCACAAGCCGGTGAAGGTGCTATGTCAAAGAAATCCTTCAATAAGACAGCCCGTAAAGCGGCCGACATAATTGGGGAGCACTTGTCAGGTGCAGACTTAGCACAGCTATGGTCACAGGCTATGTTTGAGTCAAACGTTAACCCAAGTATCAACACAGGTTACGATGACCATGATGGTACTGGTAAGCCACGAGGACTGTTCCAATACAAGGTCGGGACGTTTAACGCTTGGAAGTATCCAGGCCACAACAACATTCTGTCAGCCTTAGACCAATTTCTTGCCGTGTTTAACATGGTGGATTGGCGTTCAGCTTTGGCGCCAACTGGTGTTAAGCGTGGTTGGGGACCCTGGGGTGCTAAGCGTTTTGCAGATGGCGGTTGGATTAACTCACGAACGTTTGCAGAAATGGGTGAAGAAGGGTTCCCAGAAGTGGTTATCCCAATGAATCCATCACGTAAGCCACGAGCCAACCAATTACTTGCAGAAGCTAACCAACGTATCAATGGCGCACAAGGACAACAGGTTGTGGTTCAGTCTGATACATCAGAGTTGGAGCAAAAGTTTGACAACGTAATCACGTTGTTGTCACTCATGCTTGGCGTTAACCAAGACCAGCTCAAGGCAATGCAGGATCAAGGTGGTATAAACTTACCCAACCTGATGAATCAAATGGGCATGGCTCAAGCAACACACAATTATCAATCAATTTAATGAAAGGATATGCCTGTTATGAAATTATTCGTAAAGCCCTACGGTGGCCAAGAATATGACTTGACGGCCAGACTTCCATCTGTGAAGTTTCTGGATATGAAGTCATCAGCACCTCAATTAACAGGTGACTGGCTAACCATAGCCGGCTCAGACGGCCAACGGTTACAGAATGCCACTTATGGATCCAATCAAGTCACCGTGTCATTGTTTATTAAGGGGCGCAACATGGCTGATTTCAGGTTGCTTAAGGCAGAGTTGAACCGTGTCTTTTACCAGCGTGGCCTAATGCGCCTTAGAAGCACGTTGGAACCATTTAAGACGTTTTGGGTAATGGCTAACCCAACTGATATCACACCGATTCAAGCTTCATCACAAGGGACGGTAGACCTTGTGTTCACCAACCCAAGTGGTATGGCACAGAGTTTGGTCAGGTCTGATAAGTTACCTGATGACTTAAGCAGTTTGGGCTTTGGTATGAACCTACCAGCTAAGCCGTTTAGCTATGTTGGTACCAGTAATCAATTCAGCATTTACAACCCTTCAGATGTGGCCATTGACCCATACGTTAACCATCATGATTTGGTGATTACAGTAAAAGGTTCGGGTGCATTTACTTTGACAAATCAGACGAATGGCACCAGTATCACGCTGAATAAGGCGATGGCTAACGGTGACACGTTCGTATTGAATGGTGTAATACCAACACTGAATGGGTCAACTGACGTAGACACGGACTTTGGGCACATCGAGTTGGAACGTGGAGATAATGACATTCGTTTAAGTGGACTAAGCAGTGCCAATGTCACCTTCAGCTTCCCATTCTTGTACTTCTAAATGTCTTACAGTAAAGATAAGGTTGTTATTCAATCGAGGGACGGCAAGTCCACACAAGCGTTATCCTCATTGAATTTCAGCACGTTTCAGCTCACCCGTACGAAGAATGAAGCTTACCAAGTTGATTTCCAAGCGTATGACGATGGATCACTTGGGTTTGCCTTGTTACAAGTGGAGAATCTGGTGGAATATGACGGTCAAACCTACGTGATTAAACAGGCGACTGATGACAACACTGGTGGTGTTCACAACGTAACAGTTACGGCAACGCACATCTTTTACCAGCTCAACAACCGCTTCCAGTACAACGTTAGACAGGGTGATAATTCATTCAGTTTGACAGACGCCTTGAATTTTCTCCTCACAGATATTGGCGATGGCTACTCATATCAGATTCATGGTAAGTTTGATAGCAACAAGACGCTAACTGATTTTGGTAACACGTCAATCATCGAGGGGTTGTCGACAATCAAGAGTGCATTCGGTGTATATGCCATCGTACCTGATAACAAGGTCATTCACTTGTACGACAAAGATTCATATGTGACCAATACTCGTAAGGTATTCAGGTATCGTAATGATACTGCCGCAGTGCAACTCCAGTATGACGCAACCAGCATTGTGAATACCGTGCAAGCTGTATCAACCATGGAACAACCAGCATTCTCACCCTTCAAGGTACAGGACGCAGATTCAGTTGCTAAGTGGGGTATCAAAGAGGGTGCCCGTGTTGAAAGTGATTCAGTCACCAGTGCGTACGCCATGAAGAGTTTGGCTTCCCAGTCGTTTGTATTGGAGCCATCGTTGGCTATGACAGTTACATCAGCTGGGAATGAAGACGTTGCTTTGGGTGAAAATTGGACAGTACAGATGATTGATAACGGGTTCCAGACTTCTGTTGAAGTGGTCAGCATTGTCAAAGCCCCCTTTGCGACAACAGCAGTACAGGTTACGTTGAATAACACTCGAAAGAATTATCTGGACGCCCAAAGGGTACAACAATCAGCAGTCAATACAGCAAAAAAGATCACAGAAACAACAGGTAACATGTGGGTTATCGGAAAGGTGGAATCATGACGTTAAATGGAATCGACATATCAAACTGGCAGGCTGGTATTAACCTAAGTGCTGTCCCTGCTGATTTCGTCATTATTAAAGCCACCGAAGGAACTACCTATGTGTCACCCGAATCTGATACCCAGTATCAAGGTGCTAAGTCAGCAGGCCGGTTGTTAGGTGTGTACCACTTTGCGACAGGTGCTGGTGCTGTGGAAGAGGCCAAGTTCTTCCTTAGCAACGTTCAGGGCTACCTTGGAGAAGCAATCTTGGCATTGGATTGGGAAGGTGCTGTTGTAACACAAGGTGTTGGTTACGCTAAGGACTTTTTGGATTACGTGTATCAGCAGACTGGTATCAGGCCATTGATTTACATGAGCAAGTCAGTCACAAGCAGCTATGACTGGTCAACGGTTAGTGCCAATTACGGTCTTTGGGTCGCCCAATATGCAGATTCAAACCCCACTGGGTACCAAGATGACCCATGGACAGACGTTAATGGTTATGGCTCATGGAGTGGACCATCAATATTCCAGTATGCTTCAACGGGGCGCCTAAGTGGCTACAATGGCAATCTGGATTTGGACAAGTTCTATGGTGACACCGAAGCATGGCATAATTTTGCTAAGTCAGACCGTGTTACGCCAGAACCTAATCCAGAACCTGAGCCACCTAAGAGCACACCAATCGTGCAATATGCTGACCCAGATGGGAACAAGGCTTACGCCTACACCCATTGGCAAGCTATCGCAGGAAAGCCCAACTTGAGCATAGTGGTATTGACCAGCCCCAATGGCACGAAGTATCAACTGGTAGTTGATGATAAGGGGACACTGACAACAAAGGTGGTGAGTGAATGATTTTAGATTTACCTGAGCGTATTTCTGGAGCTGATGATACAGCACAACAGATTTACCAAGCATTTTATGATGTTGGCATGATTACAGATATGCCTATGCCAATGAAGACGCTGAACATTTCAGAATACAACGAGCAAGCATTCTCAAATATTGGGAGTGCTTTAATTTTGCTCAAAAACAACCTCAATCGACTGGTGGACATCTTCAATGAGTATCATTTTGTCGATATGGAGGGCATACAGGCCAAAGGACATGAATACTGGGGCAGCGATCTAAGCGGTTTGGGGGAATCTTATGATGATTTCAACAGCCACTTGGTTGCTATGGAAAATACATTACAAAACATGGTTGAGATTATGATTCTCAACGGTTTAATCGAAAGGAATTAAGAAAATATGGCTACACAAGCACAATCACAGGGTCGCTATGCCGTAGTTAACACGTCGCTAGACACAACTGATGTGACGTTGATCGACTCACTATCAGGACGTCAGGGTGACAATGGACGTATCGTTTACTTTGCTATCAAGGACGGCAATTTGCCACATAACTTAGACGGCCAAAACGTTGTTCTTACGGCAAAGGATTCAGCAGGTAAGGTTAAGCAAATTTCTGGGGTTCACGACATGATTTCAGCCACTGGTGGGTTGTTCTCTATGCTAATCCCAGGAGAAATGTACCAATCAGCTGGGGACATTGAAGAGGCCTACATCAGTGTCCAAGATGGCGCTGGTACTGTTATCAGCTCAATCCCAGTAACGTTCACAGTGGTGGCTAACAATATTTTGTTCACAGCTAACGCTTCAAAGGACTACATCGACTCAGTACAACAGGCTATCAACGAGGCCAACTCACGTATCAGTGGTTTGAATGACAATATCAAGGCACAACAACTTGCTTATGAAACGTTGAAGACGTCAGTTGAGAATTTGAATGCGCAAGTCAATTCCAAGCAAGTAGCTATGCTGAACGTTGAAAATCACTTCACTGAAACAGCTACGTTCGACAAGGGTATTACAGCAAGCAATGTAACTTCTAACGGTGGGATTACGGCAAAGACAATCAGCACGCCTAACTTCAAGTCAGACGGAACTTCTATCCAACAATCAAGGGACGGAAATACTTGGCACAACTTGGCGGACGATGATAGTGTTGTGCACAAGACTGGAAATGAGGCTATCTCAGGAGATAAGACGTTCACAGGAAACGTAGCTGTTTCTGGAACATTAGACGCTACACAAAAAGTTTATACCCGAACTATTGGTACTACTAACGATTTGCAAATTACCTACACACGAGTTGGTAGCCTTGTTACAGGGCGATACGTTGTCAAGCTTGCAGGTACATTTCCATTAGGTGCTAACGATGGGTATAAGTCGACTAGTGGATATCCGGTTAATGCGATAGTCGGTAGTGGTGTTAATAATGCATACTTCACGACTGATAATAAGTTTGTAGCGGACAAAGCTAGTGAAGGAAACTTTGTGTTTATCACGAATGACCCACTACCCAATAACTAGTGGGGTGAAATTATGAACTTTTTTCCACACGACTTAGCGGGTTGGCTCACGGTGTTGGCAACACTAAGTAGTGCAATGTACTGCGTGATAAAGATGACCTTTGTCAAAGCAATCGACAGCTTGAATAAGACAATTGCGGGTTTGCAGGACACCTTGAAGGTCTATGATTCACGAATTGATGACCACGAGAAGCGTATATCCATAATCGAAGATTGGAGGGAACACCACGATGACAATGAATAACTTAATAACCATTGCAGAAGCGTTGTGGGAGAGTGGAATCTTACCAGCGCTTTTAATTTTGGGCATTGGCTGGGCTTCAGCACGATTTGCCCGCAATAAGAGGCTAACAGCCTTGTTAGGCATTGCAGAACATGCAGTGAACTGGGCTGAGGTGACCTTTGACGGTGGCCAAACACAGAAGGCTCAAGCAATCAAGATGATTACAGATTATCTGATGAAGGCTGACAAGGGTCATCTGTTCACTGCCAAGCAAATTGATGAGGCCATTGAGTGGGCTGTACAAGAGATGAAGAAAGGAACGATTAAATGAAAACAGTAAAGATTCTGGGCGACACCCTGAACAAGGTGGCCGATACATCAACAGTCTTTGATTTCCGCCTTTGGAATGAGGGCCAGGCACAAGACGTCACTGGTAAGGCTGTGTCGTTCGTGATTGCTAATGATTCTGGCTACCTATTCGATGTACCGGCTGTGATTGATGGCAACGTGGTGTCGTTGGACTTCTCTAATGAACTATTAAAGCAATTGACGCCTGACACGTACCACATGGAAGTATCTGTTACCAATGCAGATGGTGATGTTGAGGTATATCCATCACAGGGCACAATCGACTTTAGGGTGGGTAAGAACCTTCATAGCACACAAGGAAAGTTAGTCCCGCAAATTACTTTTGATGTTGTTTTGGCTTCGGTTGATAAAAAGATTACTGAATACACAAAGACAATTGTAAAGGGAGATAAGGGAGATACTGGTCCACAGGGACCTCAAGGTATTCAAGGACCTATGGGGCCACAAGGACCGGTTGGTGCTACTGGTCCACAAGGGCCTAAGGGTGATATGGACCTATCTCAGATTACTGTGGGTGGAAGGAACCTAGTATTAGGAACTAGCGATAAGGTAGTCCAAGCCAATACTTGGAATATGGAAGTTGCTAACATTAAGTATGATAAAAGTCTTGGTAAGTATTTATATGCGTCTGTGATGATTAACAACGCTGACCACGCAAATGATTTAATCCGAGGGACATCATATATTGTGCTAGAAAATCTTGACAAAAATGGGAACATCTTAACATCCACTGCTGGAAAAAATATTAGCTATAATGCTAATGGTTTAAGTCAGTGTTCTATAAGCATGGATGATAATACTGTAAGCACACGAGTGGTTATCCGGACGAACAACATGATGGCAAATACGTATTACTCCCGCCTTAAAGTTGAGCGAGGCAATATACCTACTGACTGGACGCCAGCTCCAGAAGATGCTCCAAGCAACGACGCACAACTAGTACACAAGACTGGAAACGAAGTTCTTGCGGGTGACAAGACGTTCACAGGCAACACAACTCTTGCATCAACCACCATATTGGCAGGCAATTATGGTCTAAGAGTTACTTCAAGCGGATTCCAGAAGACAACCGATGGTAGAACGTGGGTATCTGCCAACATTTAATAGGTATCATGAAAGGACAAAAATAATGACAGTATCAGTAAGTTTTAACGCACCACAAGCTCAATTAGATAACGGCAGTACAGGTGTTCAATTAGCACAGGTAATCTTGCCTTATTCAATTCGTAACTCAGAAGACTCAACTAAATACTTAGGCGGGCAGATGACACTATGGCCATCAGATGGAATTAAGTTGACTGACAACACGAAGGACTGGGAGCGTCTTGGCTTGGCTAAGATTAAGAAGATGGTAGCTGACGCAGAAATCTATGTGCCAGACCCAATCATTGAGGTTCCTGAAGGGCTACCAGCAAGTTCAGCAACAGAAGCTCCAGTAGCAAGTTCAGCAACAGAAGCTCCAGTAAGTTCAGCAGATGATTCAGTAACAAGCTCAGAAGCTACGGTAGCAAGCTCAGCTTCAACTCAGGAAACGACAACACCTTCAGAATCAACAACGGAGGAATAATCATATGAATAAATTGCTAAAAAGCGCTTTGGTTTCGACTGGAGCGCTTTTAATTATGGGATCAGTACCATCAGTACATGCTACCAAAGGCGACCGGGGTGTTGATTGGTCAATCTACCAAGGTTCGCAAGGTAAGTTTGGATATGGTCACGATAAGTTTGCTATCGCACAAATTGGTGGTTATCACGGGTATATCTATGATCAATCTACTTATGCCACGCAAGTCCAATACGCAATTGCTCAGGGCAAGCGCGCTCACACGTATATGTGGTGGCAAGATATCACTGATTATGCGACGGCTGATAAGGTATTGGACTACTTCTTGCCGAAAATTCAAACGCCAAAGGGGTCGATTGTCGCTCTTGATGTTGAGAGTGGCGGACAGAACACTGACGTAATCATGCACGCCTTGCAACGTATCAAGGACGCTGGTTACACACCAATGGTTTACGGATATAAGAACTATTTGCAAGATTCAACTGACTTGCAACGTATCGCTAATTCATACGAGCTTTGGCTTGCTGAATACCCAAACTACGAAGTGACGCCAGAGCCAAACTATAACTACTTTCCATCATTCGATAATGTCGGGTTGTTCCAATTTACTTCAACATATGTTGCCGGTGGGTTGGACGGTAACGTTGACTTGAGCGGTGTTACTGATAATGGATACAAGAACGGTAATCCTAGCAAGCCAAACACGGACACGCCAGCTGTGAATGCCGGTAAGGAAGCCGACAACACTCCGAAGTCAGATATTGCAGCGGGAATGACCGTAAAGGTTAACTTCAGCGCTACGCACTATGCGACTGGTGAAACTATCCCAGATTTCATCAAGGGTGTGCCACACAAGGTGTTAGAAGTTGATGGCGACCGTGTGTTGCTTGATGACATCTATTCTTGGGTATCAAAGAAGAACGTCGAAATCTTGGATGCCAACACACACCAAGACACGACAGAATTCAACGGCGTGTTTGTCTTGGATAGCTGGCATTATGAGTTTGGTGGCGTATACGTTCGAAACAATGATATGGCTATTCCAGTAGCGGATTATCACAACGATATGCCGGCTGTATCAGTGACGTTGACCGACCGTTTTGGAAATACTTTGACTGACCAAAATGGACTGGGTAACAACGGAGTTCCGGAATACTTCACTTTGAATGGTAAGTACAAGGTATTGCAACGCGTTGGATCATCAATTGAAGTAGAGATGAATGGTGAGTCGGTCTGGTTGAAGGCTGCATTCGCTAATTAGGATTTAAACTGGTCGAATTCGACCATTTTAGCGACCCTCATATTTGAGGGTCGCAAATAGATAAAGTCCGTTCGGACTAGGAACAACGCTTTCTTACTAAATTTGACAGTATTTTTTTGGAATATATGTGTTAATCTAGAATTATTGAATTTACTAGCGGGTTACAGACTATGAAAGAAATAACAATATTTTTAGATGACTCTGGCGTTTTAAGTAAAAATGCTCCAGAGGAGCACTTCGTATACGCAGGATATATGTTCTTGAGTGAAGAAGATAAAAATTATGCTAAAAGGCGATATATTGCAAAAATTAAGCAATTGAGAAAGAAAACAGGGCGTGAGGATGAACTTAAGGCGGCAAAAATTTCGCTGAACGGGAAACGTAAACTATACTCGGTAATGAAACCGTTTTATAGTTTGTCAGCTTACGTAAATACGAATCGCGTGTATGATTACATTCTAGAGGATAAGTTGGCTATCCACCGTTATAAGGATTATGTGGTTAAGATGCTAATTAAAAAGCAAACGAAACGTTTAATAGCTGATGGACTGATTGATCCGAACGAGGATATAAAAATTAGTATTTTCCTTGATGAGCAGGCTACCGCGACGAATGGATACTACACGTTGAAGGCAAGTGTGTATGAAGAGTTGAAGGTGGGAATTTCAAACTGGGAGTACGGTACAACTCACCCTCCATTAATATTCGGCGATTTTCATGTTGAGGTGTCTTATTTTGATTCCAAACACAATTATCTCGGGCAAGCCTCAGATATTTTAGCAAATCGAATTTGGACATCGTATGTTCAAAACAATTTGGAATTACGGAATAGACAAAAGCACTTCCACTTGACATTTCCGTAGAAAAACTGTAGTTTATTATATGCAGACAGAGTTGTTAACAACTTGTGTACTGACTACATCGTTATACGGGTAGCAATACTAAGCGTACTTGTAAGTACGCCCGATTCGATGGGACGCCTGATGGCGTTTTTTTTTGCTCACGTTTTTATAGAAGTAAGCCCGTCTGGACTATGTACATAGGTACTTAATCCAGACGGGCTTTTTGTGTTATTTGCTTGGAACGTCCCATTCCCAGTCATGTTCAACTGCGTGCCAGTTACCTGTAGCCGCAGAAGGTCCAATCTTACCAGCAAGCTCAATCCATACCTTTACATCATATAAGGTTGGACGCGTCATAGCCTTAGCGGTTGCTTCGGTATATTCTTCCCATGTTAGGTCAGCATCATCAAGCAATGGCTCTACAATCTCACGGTGCAGATTGATATATGCCTGTCGTTCAGTGAAACCATTGCCGATTAGCTCGTTGAACTTCCCTACATATAAAATACGGTCGTCTTCAGTTTCGGAGGCTAAAAATTGGAGGACTCTTTCTGTCCAATGAGTTAATTTAGTCATGTAAGTTTCTCCTTATGAAGTTAAGTTAAAATTAATTATACAATACACAACAAAAATTGAAAATGTAGCACAATTTGTAGCACTCACCAAAAACACATAAACAGATAAATGAAAATACAACGTGTAATTTTATTAGCTATAAAACAAATAAGCACCCCATATTTGTATTGTTTTTACGCTGTTTGTCTGTCGGCTACAAGCTGCATTTGCTAACTAATTTAAAATGGATCAACTTGCGACATTGAAACAGATACGCAAGTTGGCCCATATATAAATTAAGCCCGCTGGATTTGGATGAACTTCCTTGTCTGGCGGGCTTTTCTGTATTGAAATTGACATTCAATATGGTGCCGCATATAATAAAGGTATATCAAGTCCCCGGGCAATTATGTTCGGGCTTTTTTTATAGTAAAGTTGGAATTAAAAATGAATATACAAGATGAAGATCAAAAACTTGTAAATGTTTTTAGTGATCGAAAGATGACAATCGATTCAGAAAATGCAAGTATCTACATTAAAAATATCGGATACTATAAGTTAAAAGAATACGCAAAGCCATTTGTAAGGGATGGTCTATATGATGGACTACTATTCAGCAGTGTGTTAAAACGATATTTTTTTGATAAAAACCTAAGAATACATTTATTACATATTATCGAAATGATTGAACTAGCCTTTAAAAACAGTCTTGCCGAGCTAATAGGTAATGACTCTGGCCCATTTGGATATTTGGACTTTTTAGTTTGGGCTGATCAAGGACGTTATACCTCTGAGTATATTATTGGAGAACAATCTTTGATAAAAAATACAATTTTGAAAAGAATTAAAAATATGCATGAATATTCAAATCCAGAATATTTTGACGAAAAAAATCTCACTTTAAAAGATAATAAATATAATAAAGTAGAAAATGGTTCTCAACCTAAGAAGTATCCTACCGTTTGGCTAGCATTTGATTTATTATCATTTGGACAATTACATCATATTTACCAACTTTTACCGTTGGAAAGTAAGGATAAAATTGCTAAAAATTTTAATTGTGGTAGTTCTGAATTAAATTCATGGATTGGGGCCATGGTTTTAGTTAGAAACATTTGTGCACACAGTTATAATTTAATTGATATTGAATTTAAAACTTTGCCAAAATCTAAAGTCGAATGGAGAGAATATTTACATGTTTACGAACGAAAAAATGGTAAAACTGAGATAACTAATAAATTAGCCAGCGTTATTATTCCGATAGTTTATTTGGCTCATAATATAGATCAAAATTATGGCTTTGGAGACATCTATAAAGATATTCAAAACGCCATAAAGCCTGTAAGAAAAAACGGTGAAAATCAAGCGCAAGCATTAGGCTTTAGTAGCAAGAAAAAAATGATTAAGTTCTTTTCAACTTATTTTCAATAATAGCTTTAGTTGATTTACTTGAAAAAAGCCCGCTGGACTTGGATTAACCTCCTTGTCTGGCGAGCTTTTTATTGTACAATAATTAGGTGAGAAATGGCGTGTCATACCCTGCAAACTAAAAGTGGATTCAGCTTAGTTTGCGCCACTAAATACGAGGCTTAATATTTGCGCCATATTTGCGCCAGTGAACTCTCAAACCACTGGTGTATAAGCATTTACACATTCCCACGTACGATGAACCGTTTGTGGCCATAAGCTAAATACAAACACTAATAAACCGCTGAAAACAGTCGTTATAACTGTTTTCAGCGGTTTTTTATCGTGGTAAGTTATTTTGGTTGTTTGTTTTTCTTTTTTCGACGACCGATAAAGAATAGTGCTACCAGCCAGAACCAGGGACGTAGCCACAATGGGCGATTATCATTATTATCCAT